AAACCCGGTCAATGGTCAGCTCGGAAAGCCCAGCTTTTAGCGAGTGAGTATAAGAAAGCTGGTGGCGGTTATAAGTAGTGGTCAAAAAAAAGAAAGACCCTAAAGTAGGAACCGGTAAAAAACCAAAAGGTAGTGGTAGACGTTTATATACTGACGAGAATCCAAAAGATACAGTTAGTATTAAGTTTGCAACTCCAGCCGATGCAAGAGCAACGGTAGCAAAAGTTAAAAGAGTTAAAAAACCTTTTGCAAGAAAGATACAAATACTTACAGTTTTAGAACAACGAGCTAAAGTAGCTGGTAAAACTCAACAAGCTAGTATAGCTAAAAAAGGTAAAGAAGCAATTAGGAAAAAGCATGGCACTAAAAAAGTCACAAAGAAGTCTTAGAACTTGGACTAAACAAAAATGGAGAACCCCTAGTGGTAAAAAATCTTCTGAGACTGGTGAGGTTTATGCACCTGAAGAACAAATTAAAAGATTAAAATCTACAGCAGCCGGTAGAAAAAAACTTGCAGCAGCAAATAAAAAGAAACGAGCAGCTACAAGAAAAGGTAAGCAACATGCAAGACATGGCTTACATAAAGGTAAAAAAAGATAATGTTACCTGAAGGTTGCATAAAAAGAACAACATCTACAATACCTTTTGGGTATGAGTTAGACGAGCAAGAAGGTTATTTAAGACCGATAGATGACCAAATATTAGCATTAAGTGTTGCTTCATTTATGGTAAAAGAAGATGAAGTATCTCTTAGAGATGCTGCTGATTGGTTATATGCAGAAACTGGTAGATATATCAGTCATGTTGGCTTAAAGAAACATATAGATAAAAACTTAATTGAAAACTAACGATTGGGATATTCATCCACAAAACTACCTTACTGATTCTGAAGGTAATTTTGTATTAAAAAAAGACGGTACACCAAAAAAGAAACCGGGAAGACAAAAGAATCAATCAATAAAAACAAAACAAATATCTGAAAAAGATGCTAAGACATCTGCAAAACGTTCTCTAAAAAATAAAGAACAGTCAATAAAAAAGCTAGAACAAGCTTTATACAACAAAAGAAAATCTCTAAACAAACAAAAAGAAATCTTATCTGAGCTAGATGGTTCCTCAGAAAAATCATCTAAAGTTTTTACAGATTCCGAAATAAATAGTTTACCGGATACTCTACAGGAGCATATTGATAGAGGCAATAAAGTTCTGTTTCATCCGAATGAGGGTCCACAAACAGACTTTTTAGCTGCCGGAGAAAAAGATGTGCTCTATGGCGGTGCTGCTGGAGGTGGTAAATCTTATGCTATGTTAGTGGACCCCTTACGTTATGCACATAAAAAAGCTCATCGTGCTTTAATCCTTAGACGTTCTATGCCGGAACTACGTGAAATGATTGATAAATCACGTGAACTTTATCCACAGGCTTTTCCGGGTGCTAAGTTTAGAGAAGTAGAAAAACTTTGGAACTTTCCTAGTGGTGCAAAGATAGAGTTTGGGTTCCTTGAAAGAG